TAAGCTGGAATGACGTACAACGACAAGTACAAGAGTTGGTGCGGCAAATGTGGCTGGATCGTTGGACTCCGGACTACGTGGTTGGCATCACAAGGGGTGGCCTAGTTCCAGCTAACTTGATCAGTCAGTATTTGGATTGTCCCATGGAAACCCTACAAGTTAGATTGCGTGACGGCAACGAAAACGAATGTGAAAGCAATTTATGGATGGCCGAAGATGCTTTTAACGGTAAAAACATTCTGGTTGTAGATGACATCAACGATTCTGGTGCTACACTCAACTGGATCAGACGAGATTGGACCTCCGGTTGCTTACCCGACGACGAACGATGGAATTCATTGTGGGGCAATAATGTGCGTATTGCCACCTTGTACGACAATGAAAGTAGCGAGTGTATTACTGATGTTGACTATTCCGCTGAAGTAATCAACAAGTTCAATGACCCGCAATGGATTGTTTTTCCTTGGGAAGAATGGTGGCGTCGTTGGAATCCTGAACAGCAACATGTTGACTGATCTAAATAACTGTGTTACACTAAATGAAATGTGAGGATTTTAAATGTTTGGTACCAATGAAATCGTAGGCAAGAAGTATTTTGCAGATGCTCCTGTTGACAGCTTGTTTGTAACAAGTATGTTCTTTACGCTACAAGGTGAGGGACCATATTCAGGTATGCCAGCTTTGTTCATACGTTTGGCCAAATGTAATTTGGATTGCAGCTTCTGCGATACATTCTTTGACGACGGTGACTGGATGACTTACGACCAAATCGAAACTAAGATGGAACAAACTATCCAAGCATTCTGGACCGACAAAGGTAAGGATGTTCCTGCGTGGGCACACGTACCCAACTTGCCGGGCAAAAAGTTTCCCAACATTGTGTTGGTTATGACAGGTGGGGAGCCCTTGATCCAGGAAAACATTTCGGAGTTTATGGCGCAACAGTTGCACAACTTTAAGGAAGTGCAAGTTGAAAGCAACGGCATTCCGGATACTGTAGTACCTCCTGGTGTTACATTAGTATGTAGTCCCAAGTGTGTAGAAAAGAATGGTCGTGCCATCAAGTACTTTGCACCCAGTAAGACTATCCTGGATCGTGCAGACTGCTTGAAGTTTGTTGTGAGTGCTGATCCTGAAAGCCCCTACAGTAGCGTTCCTGACTGGGCATTGGCCTGGCGTGATCGCACAGGCAAGCAGATCTACTGTAGCCCAATGAATGTGTACAACAGTTTACCGCAGAAGATCAAACTGTTACGGTCTGAGAAAGGCACTATCACAATGGCTGAGCGTAGTACTGTAGATGAGGTTATCAGTTTCTGGGAACCCGGCCTGTTAAACTTAGAAGCCAATCAACGCAATCATGAATACACAGGACAATACTGTGTAGAGAATGGCCTGCGTTTGAATCTACAACAACACTTGTATGCAAGCTTGGCTTGATTATGCCAATGGACCCTATTTGGCATCGCATCGACCAGGCTTTTTGGAATCTTGCTAGATGGGATTTGAAATTTGCTTGGCGGCCAAAACGATGCGAATTCAGTAAAAAATGGATATGGTTCAAACTAGCTTACCGCGGTACAGCAGTGTATACGGGACCTAACATGCCCGAATACGAATATCGTTGGGCTACCAAAGAAGAATACTTGATAGCACGACTCAAAGGAAAAGTATGACCAACTCTGCCAAAGGACGCAACAGCTTTGACGTCGATGTTGGCAATGTTGTGGTGCCATTTTTTAATCGCAATGTCACACCTTACCCCACAGAAGCAGGTGCGCCGGCGTTTGATCTAGTACCGGTTACTAGACAAAAAGACATCATGTTGAACGTGGCTCGTATGCATGCCGAGCAAGAGTACAACAGGATTATGGAACTGGTGTCAGTGTTGCAACGACAAGCTGATGAGATTAAACGCAGATTAGATTTGACCGACATGGTACATGCAGCTAAGTACGAATTCCAGATAGCACATGGGCAAATCTATTGGTTAGCCCAGGACACGCGACGCAACGAACTTATCTTGTGTGGTATGGGACCAGACGGTTGGTCAGCTGGTCCACCTGCATGGTATCAATATATTACAGCAGTAAAGTGGTTGGGAGACCACACTTGGATCGAAGTAAAGGACAAATGATATGTTTGATAAATTAAAGAAAATGTTTGGGGTAGCAGAACCTGTTGCACCCCCTGTTGAAGTTAAAAAGACAACTAAAAAGAAACCCGTTAAAGGCGAAAAGGAGTCGGCCACCGAACGTGGCGATCCTTATGTGGCTATTCTCAGTATGGATGTAGATCCTGAAAACATACATGCTGGTTCATTTGAACTGGATTGGAATGACAAGTTTGTTGCCAATCTAATACGTGCTGGCTATGTGGGCAAGACTGATGCCGACATCGTGGATCAATGGTTCCAAAACGTTTGTCGTCATGTGGTCATGGAAACTTGGGAACAAGAACAGGCTATGAACCCCACACGCTTTACACGCAGTCGTGACTTGGGCAACGGACGCACGGAGGTTTCTTGATCCTTTACGTAAACGGCGATAGTCATACCGCAGGGGCAGAAGCAGTAAATGCACATGCCTTTGCCGAAGATGATCCTTTCTTAAACTACTTGGGGCGCCTACCGCACCCGGCCAACTTGGCTGTGAGTTGGGGCAAGAAGATGGCCGACATTGCCAAGTTTGGTTTTCAATGTGATGCAGAATCTGCTGCCAGCAACCACAGAATCATACGTACCACACGACACTGGCTTAGCCAACGTCCCAGAGCTGCCGAAAACAGCCTGTTGATCATACAGTGGTCCACGTGGGAAAGGCAAGAATGGTTAATCGACGGTGTATACCATCAGGTCAATGCCAGCGGTGTTGATCAAGTACCCGAAAGTCATCAACAAGCCTACAAAAAATACATTGCCGACATCAACTGGTATGATGTTTGTGTCAGAGCCCATAAAATGATTTGGGATTTCCACCAAGAGCTACAGCAACAACAAATACCTCATGTATTTTTCAATGGCAATACTGCTCTAGAAGAAATACCACCAGACCAAAGACTGGATTGGGGATCCGCTTACATCGAACCTTACAATGCCAAAATGACCTATAGTCAGTGGCTTTTGGACAACGGTTTTGAAACTGTTGCACCAGATTCCTGGCATTTCGGCAAGGAAGCCCATAGTGCTTGGGCCAGTTTTATGTTACAATACATTGTCAAACACAAACTTATCTAGGCTTCAATGAAATACGTTCTTATAGACACAGCTAACCTGTTCTTTCGTGCTCGCCATGTGGCCTTTCGTGCCGCAGATGAATGGGAGAAAGTAGGCTACGCTCTCCACATAACTCTTAGTGCTGTAAATAAAGTAGTTAACAAATTCGGTGCTGACCATGTGGTATTTGCTTTGGAAGGTCGCAGTTGGCGCAAAGATGTTTACGCACCTTACAAGCGAAACCGCAGTGATGCTAGAGCAGCACAAACAGAAAAAGAGCAAGCTGAGGACAAGTTGTTCTGGGAAACGTTCGATCATTTGACTAAATACTTGGCTGAGAGTACAAATTGCTCAGTAATCAGAAACGAAAACGCAGAAGCCGACGATATCATTGCTCGTTGGATAGCATTACACCCCCAAGATCATCACGTAATTATTTCAAGCGATACTGACTTTGTTCAACTGTTGGCCGAGAATGTGGACCAATACAACGGCATCACTGATGAATTACTGACTGTGCGCGGGATATTCGATGCCAAAGGTAAACCGGTCATAGACAAGAAAACCAAACTACCAAAAACTATTCCCAACCCTGAATGGCTGTTGTTCGAAAAATGTATGCGTGGCGATTCCAGCGACAATGTGTTTTCGGCATATCCCGGTGTGCGTGTCAAAGGTACAAAAAACAAAGTGGGCTTAACAGAAGCATTCGAAGATCGCAGCCGGCAGGGCTATGCCTGGAACAATCTCATGTTGCAACGCTGGACTGATCCTGACGGCGTAGAACATCGTGTGCTGGATGACTACGAGCGCAATCGTTTGCTGATTGACTTACGTGCTCAACCTGTAGAGATTAAACAAGCAGTTGATGGCAGCATCCGTGGCATGATCAGCCATAAAGATGTAGGTCAGGTGGGCATTAGATTCATGAAGTTTTGTGGCAAATATGAACTGGTCAAGGCCAGTGAATCAGCCGAGCAATATGCTCGCTGGTTAAATGAAACATACAAAGGAGTGCTAGATGATTGTAGCGAAACCAGTAATTCCTAATCAATTTTGGATACTAAAACAAAATGATCGCAAGGTTGGCAACATAGAAGCCAGCGCCGAAGGATTCAGTGTAAAGATTGGTGATCAAGTCAACAGTTATAAAACCATCAACACCATCAAGCAAAAGATAGCAATTGCTTTTGAACCTGTGGTAAAGAAACTGGGCTCGGTCACTATTGGAAACACAGTACACGGTTACCCTACTAACGGTATGCCTTACAATGCCATTTACGATGTCAAGCACCAAGTGCCGCTTTGGACACGTGAGCCCAAATCCAAAAGTTGGTACGCAGCCGGGTGGTATCTAGTCAAACAAGGCCGTAGTTGGACAACTGAACTATGCCCAAAATTAATTACATTACAACGCTACCCATACCAGGGTCCGTATTACACTGAGGAACAAGCCAATGAGCAACGTGTTTAGAGACCAAGCAAAATTTATGAATGCCTGCGGACAAACTGTAGGATCTCGCAATCAGGATCAGTTCGACTTGTATCTTAAATTGATACAAGAAGAAGTCAGCGAACTACAAACCGCAGTCGATAACAACGATCGTGTTGAACAGTTAGATGCCTTGATTGACATCATGGTTGTCACTGTTGGTGCTGTACAGAGTTTAGGAGTGGATGGCGAAGGTGCGTGGAAAGAAGTCATGAGCACAAACTTTGCCAAGATTGATTCCTTAACTGGTCGTGTTCGTAAACGCGAAGATGGCAAGGTGCTAAAACCTGTAGGCTGGCGTCCACCAGAATTGTCTAAATACATTAACCGGGAATAAGGAGAAAGCAATGACTACTGCTGTATATAGAACTGCCACTGAAGTAAACGATGCTATGTTGCGTGTTTACAATTATATGTTTTTGGCCATTGTGATCAGTGGCATTGTGAGTTATTTTGTAGGGACAAGTCCAGATCTGTTGAAGTTTTTCTTTACTGGTTGGATCAAATGGATTGTGATATTTGCACCCTTGGTTGCTGTAATAGGTATTGTATTTGCCATGGCTACCAAACCTCCACGTGAGTTGGCCCTCCTAATGTTGGCTGGATTCAGTGCCTTAATGGGTTTGAGTTTTGCCATGATCTTTGCTGTGTTTACTCTGGGCAGTATTGCAATGGCATTCATGTCAGCGGCTGTGTTGTTTGGTACCATGAGCTTGTACGGGTATTTCACTAGACGAGATCTCACCAGCATTGGTCAGTTCCTGTTCATTGGCCTGATTGCTGTGGTCATTGCCAGTGTCATCAATGTGTTTGTGGGCAGTAGTGTAATGACCATGGTTATCTCGGCCATTGCTGTGATTGTGTTTACTGGACTCACTGCGTATGACACACAGAAAATTCGTGAGATGGTTTCAGAAGAAACATCTGGATCAGTTGAAGTCATGGGTGCGTTGACCTTGTACTTGGACTTTATTAACATATTCCTGAGTCTGTTACAACTGTTTGGTGGGAAGAAAGATTGATGCGCACACGAGAACAAGTTATTACCGGCATGTGCTACACTTGGCGGCATGATTACGGTCTAGTCAAGGATCCAGAATACAAACATCATGCCAGCGATTTTATCGATGCTATCTCAGCTGGTATGTATCAGTGGGAACGCGAACAACTGTGGAAACAGATGGCCCAGATATTTGACAATGATATTGCCCCGCACATGGAGTTTCGTGCGGCAGCGACGTCGAGAAATATCTGTGACAACGATTAGATTGATTTCAGCAGTTCAAATTTCTTAGAATCGTAAACTTTGTGGTGACTTTCGCCGTCCGGAGTCACCCAAAGTACATGTACCATTCTGCCATTTACTTGTAGTCGCCAGCAGCCATAAATGCGACGATTAGCACTGGTTGAATAGGCCAGTCTGAAATCAGCAGAGTCCGGTATAGGACACTTTTTCTGTGTTAATACTATTTGTCCACCGGCATCATTCTCCATCACAGCCACTTCGTCGTCTGCTGATACCGTTGCTGTGAATAATAACAGTACGACAGCTAACCATCGTTTCATTTTGGTCTCCAGGATATTATTATATAGCTGTTTCGCAGACAGTTAAATATCTCACAGGAGACTTTACATGAGTTTACACATTAATCGTTTTGTTGATCGAATCAAGGCAGCTGATGCTAGACAACAACGCGACTTTACTATGAGCATGAGTGATGCCAAGGATCTACACGCAGATATCACCAAACTGTTGTTAGCTCTTCAGACTTTACATGATCAAGGCACAGCTACAGCCACCAATAACCCCACTATAGAACTGGAAGTCACAGGCGGTGCCTTCTAATAACGGCTTACATTTTAGATAAATAAATGTAGGAGTTTAATGAATGAGCAGACCTAAACCTCAAGTGTTAGTTGAGCTAACAAACCGAAGTACTTACAAGACTGAACAGGTCTTGGCGGCCGAAGGCATATGGGCAGTGTTCTTCGACGGTAAGCCCATCAACCTTAAGACATCAAATCTGTTGGTTCAGTACCCTGGGCCTAAATACAAAAAGGTGTCGTTCTCCAATCAAGGCCATGCCATCAACTTGGCCAAAAAGTTAAACACACAATTCAAAACTGACAAGTTTTCAGTGGTGCTGTTGACACAAGGGGAGACCATATTCCCCCATGACAAAACATAAACTAACCAAACGTCTAATAGAATTACTGCCCGAGGATCATCGGCTTTCTATTGAAGAAGCTATGATCCTTTGGTACACCAATATCAGAAACAACGGCGGATTTCGCTTGACCCAGAATGGTTTTCAGGCAATGAAAATATTGGGACTAGAATCTTGGGCAGTGCCCTTGACTGACATCAAGATAACCATGGATAAGAATCTCTTGCTGGCCCTGGATCGCAAGTTGACTTGGCCTTATTTCATCGACTACAAGAAAAAAGAAATTGTATTTTATTCCAGCCGAGAAGCTGTCATGGCCACCATGTACGGATCGATTAAGAATTGGTTAGACAATATGCCCGAGCGACGATCAGTTCCTTAGAGTGTTGTGTTTTTGCGATCTAGTTGACCGCTAATTAGGTTTACAGTATAATTATATTTTATATACTAAACTCAGGAGCTGTATAATGCACCCCGACAATATTGATCCCAGAATGTTTCTTGATATGAATAATAAACAATTATCCCAATGGGTCGACAACAAAAGCCCGGATGAAATTTTGGCCGCGGTACGAGCCATTAAGGCAGAAATGAGCCGACTACAAGAAGAAATTTTTGAAGAGATTGACCAAGAGATGCAGGACGAAGATCAAGACTTGTCAGAAGCCACGGCAGTTATCAATCGAATTCGGGCTATGTAATGACAGAAAAGAAACCACTTAAAGTAATTTTTGATCCTGGTTGTTTCAACAGCTTCGAAGGCACCCAAGCGGAACTGGATGAGTTTGTAAAACAAATTCAAGAGTTTGCAGAGTCAGGATTACTGTTTGAAAACAGTGTAGAGCTAACTGATGAAGATATCGAAGAGCTGGACGAAGAAACTCGTCAGCAGATTATTCGTGCATTGGAGCGCGGTGATGACAAAAGATCGCTCAACTAAACCCAGTACCAGTCCAGAACGCGACGACTTTGCCAAGTCGTTGGAGGACGACGATCAACGGCTGAATTTTTTACAAAGCATGAGTGAAATGAAAAAACAGCAAGAGTCTGATCCTGAGTGGCAAAAAGACAATCTCGAATGGGATCTGCGTACCAGCGTCAAGATGGTGGGTTGTGTTCGTGACAGCGAAATCTACGCACAAAATCTATATGCTGCTATGTGTAATAGGGAATTTCAACGCAACGACACTTGGCCCCGATTAACTGATCAAGTATGGAGTTGCAGTTGGCGTTATGCTGGTGGTATTGTTGCTGACATGTGTGGTAAAGGCGATTACATGGATTGGTACTGTTCGGGCATACGCAACGACGGATACCAAGATGACACTGATGTTGCTTACCCCGCAGGGTTTGTAGCCGAAGGTGTGGTCACTGACGAAATACGTGCGGACCTGTTTGAACTGGGATGGTTGGTGATTGACGATGCAAAAGATTAAAACTACAGATGTCTATCGTGCTAGAGATTGTGTCCAATGGCTGATAAAAAATATAGGGCCCGAAGTCAGTGTACAGGGATCAAGTATTCAGAGCCTAGGCTGGCATCTGTGGACGCAGGGTTCCACTCGCGACGGCCGGGTTGATCCACCAGTTTATATTATCGAAGTGAATGACCATGTAGATGATGATACACAACTATTGTTTGCATTGAAATGGTCGTGACTACTGTATACTTGGCGGCTGGTAGTGATTTTGACGGCATGATCGACTGGGCTGTAGATAACTGTACCAGCTTTGTTGGGTATCGGATGCTGGAACTGGATTACGAAGAAAAAGTCGTCCGGGACTGTTGGTTTAAATTGGAAATTGAGTTTGGCGATCCACAAGACCAAACACTGTTTGAGTTGAGGTTTGGATGACATATCACAAAATCATGTCGGATCTATTTAATCGGTATCTGTTTGAGCCTTGGGACAAGGTGACACAGCAAGCCATGGAACGTGACTTCAGAGCTGCTTGCCCAGGTCCATACTTTTTAGCCTGGCGTTCAGAGCTGGATGATGATCACATGCCCCGGTACAATTTGATATTTGCTGATCCTCGAGACGCAACTGCTTGGTACTTGAGGTGGACATGATACGCTTACCCGTTGAACCTTACTGGGTTAATGCTGCTGAATGGTGGTTGGCCAACCACAACAGCAACACAGAAGAATTTTGTTACTGGCTGTACACTCAAGGTGTGTTTCCGGTTAAACGCCAAAGTTTTTACCCTTGGATTGAGTTTGAGGATCCCGAACAGGCCTTGATGTTTCAGTTGAGGTGGTCATGAAAAGCACAAGAGTTACATTACCTTACGATATATTTTGGACACCGTTGGATTGGGCCAAAGAGAATTGTCCAAGTTACATTACCAACAATCTTCATCGGAACAAGGATGGTATCGATCCAGGTAGAATTGATTACTTTTTCGGCGACGCAGCAGAAGCCACTGTGTTTGCGTTGAGGTGGTCGTGAGAACTTTTCGTGGCTGGTATGTTGCCAGCGTCATGCCACCGGAAATCACTCCATATCGTGGATGGCTACCTTGTATCGACTGGTGCGAACAAAAGTTTGGGCCCAGTGGCCAGGATTGGTTGTACAACAGCGAGGGTGTATTTGAATTTAAAAATGACGCAGATCGTACAATGTTTGCGTTGAGGTGGTCATGATAAAAACTCGGTATAAATGTAGATACCCGACCGAGGTCGACGTTAAAGAAAGAGAAGAAATTCTTCAGGAACTCTGGCCAGGACTCCGACTGGCACCTGGGGTCTGGGATTTTGTCACCAACGAATGGTTATATACAATATGTTTTGAGCAGGAAAAAGACTACACTTGGTTTATGTTGAAACAGAGATGAATCGAGTCAACCTCAAAGCTTATCCCAGATTCTGGACGGATTTTGCGGATCGCGTCAACGAACAGATTGATCCAAGTGCGCCTGTGTCGGGGCATGACATCAAACGTTGGATGCAGTCCTGGTACGGCATAAATGTACATATAATGCATTCAGGTTCCTTGGGAGAGGTTTACATGGTGGGTCGGGATTACACAGCGTTTGTATTGAGGTGGTCATGAGCGAAGTAGAACTGGATCAATACCAAACAAAAGAACTGGATCAAATGATCAATTGGTGTCAAGCCAAGTTTGCTGCCGGTACTTGGAAGGTCATATTTGACGAACACAGCACTAGATTTCAGTTTGACCGTGGTCGAGATGCTGTGGCTTTTTTGCGACACTGGAAATAATGACCATTGACTGCACCAGCTGATCATGCTATAATGCAGTGTACAGTTAATAAAAGGAACAGCAATGAAAAAAATCGTATCGTTTTTGCGTTGGGAATTTGCGGGTTGCACTCGTAGTCCAAGTTTTTGGGGTGCCATGATTGTGATCCTAGGACTTGTAATGTTTTTGTTTGATTGTCCAAAACCTTGGCCCTTTGCTGCCATTGTTGTGGGCTTTGTTATGAACTTTGTAGACATGATTTACTGCTGGATCCGATTCCGGGTAGCCATGTACAAGATGGATCAAGAGTCAGTGGCTCGTAAACTTCAAAAGGATTAAAAATGCCATACGTATCAGTAGATGTTGATGTTGACTTAGCTGACTTTGACACCGATGACTTGATTCAAGAGTTAGAACGCCGTGGTGATGCCTATAATACTGAAGGTGTTGATGCCGATGAGGCCAGAGAACGTCTCGAAAAAGTCTATCAACTTCGTCGCACCGGGCAGAATTATGAAGCTGCATTGGATCAACTGATTTATTATGTGCTAGGGAAAATTGCATAATGGCCACTCGCAAACAAAAAGAACAGTTGATGGATACCTTGCGATTTACTCCGCGTACGATCACCATCACTTTATCTGGATACGGTGGGGAGATTGCAATGGGCACAGTGGATCCTGCCACTGCTCGCTACTGGATTGGGCGTGATGATTTTGAAGAGTATGCAACTTCGTGGTCAATGGAAGAAAATTTTGCAGATGTTCCAGTTGAGCATAGATTTATCACCGGGGGAGACTGGTATGACTGCGACAACCTAGCACACACCTCTGGTGTAGAAATGAGTGCAGGCTGTTGGCTCGCTGTCACTGACGACATGACCGGTGAAACCTTGTTAGAAACAGAACTTGACCCCGAAGTGTTAGCGGGCTTGGGAATTGGGGTCGCCGAGTTTGAAAACGTCGAAGTAGATACTGGACCCGGAAGGGCTATTTTTGTGGGACAGAACTTTGAAAAAGGCCTATTCTTTCAAACTGAAGTTGAGATCACCCAACCATTTGACCCTAAGCAGTTGTCATTTGCCTACAGTACCTATGATGGTTGGCGTGTATGCCAAGGTGTAGAATACGCCGGCGAAGAGCTGGATGGCCAGGATGCTTACAGTACTATGGGCAAGAGCAGTAGCTATCAACTGTTCATGAGCGACGAGGACGACGAAGCACTAGATCTCTTAGATAAGGCCAACGTAAAGATTGTAGACTACAATGTAGAAGTATTAGAAGGTGAAGAAACTTGGAGTCAGCGTGTGATTGACGAGAGTGATGTAGGTCCTTGGCATGATACCCTGGATCATGATCCAGTTCATGTAGGCTACTACGATTGCAGAGTGCTGAGCTCTGTATGGCCAGAACAGCGACTGCGATGGTCTGGAACGGACTGGTTCATGGACAACGGAGATCCCATGCGATTGCATGTTAGCCACTGGCGTGGTTTAAACCGTCCTGTGGTTGACCAGTAACAGTAGATCCTGTATAATGTATTTTTAGTCAGCAGTATAAGTAAAGTTCCGCCCCTTTAGCTCATGCTTTGGTTAGAGCAGCGGTCTCATAAACCGTTGGTGGTGTGTTCGACTCACACAGGGGGCACCAACAATCTGGCGTTAGTATAATGGATAATACAAGCGGCTTCTACCCGCTGAATGTGAGTTCGATTCTTGCACGCCGGGCCAACTTCAGGTGATATATGTTAGAATGTTTAATCGTAGGTGACAGTATTGCAGTGGGTACCAAACAGTTTGCCCCTGCTTGTGAATTGCAAGGTAAAGGTGGTATCAATACTTGGCAGTTTAATCGGATGTATCCGGGTTCGTTTTATGCGGAAACTGTGATCATCAGTTTAGGGTCAAATGATCATCAGTATGTTAAATCATATGATGAGTTGTTTGAAATGCGTCAGCGTGTGGGTGCCAAGCGTGTTTTTTGGGTCTTGCCAGCTGGTAACTTGAAAGCCAGCAATGTACCGATTGAACGCATACAAGGTTATGTGCGTGAGATTGCACAATCGTATGGTGACACAGTGTTACCTATTAACGGATTACAAAAGGATGGTATCCATCCTTCGTGGTCAGGCTACAAGAACATTGTGGCTGAAACAAAAAAGTAGTAAATGCGATGGTGGTGAAATAGGTAGACACAAGAGACTTAAAATCTCTCGGCGAAAGCCATGCCGGTTCGATTCCGGCCCGTCGCACCAAAGGATAATATGAATGAAAGAGTACAAGAAATTTTAGACATCCTGCAGGAAGAATGCGGGGAGGTCATTGTTGAAGTCAGCAAGTGTCGTAGATTTGGTCTGGACTCAGTGCATTACAAAACTGGAGAGCTGCACCAAGCAATGCTGGAACAAGAGCTGGGCGATGTATTGGCCATGATCAAACTCTTGGTTGAACACGGTGCAGTTTCCATGGAAGCATTGGAAGCTGCCGGTGAAAGAAAGTTAGAAAAACTCCGCAAATGGAGTACAATCTTTGGCGAAACTAAATAGACTTGTCGGTTGACAAGGTATAAATAAACTCATATAATTACTGCTATGAAACATATCAATCATTCGTTCGCACAGTCCATACAACAGCCCAAGACGGTCACAGTGGCCTATTGGTCAAATTGCGGCTTTGCGACAATGATTAATAGCGATCGCGAACCAGCAGGGGGTCTTAGTTAGACTATAAATTTATTTTATATATTAACTAAGGCCTCGGAACTAAAAACTCCGAGGTTTTTCTTTTTGCAAAGGTGGAAATAGGTAACGAGAACCCGCAGCCCACCATAAACATGCTGCGAATGGGCGGGGTTCCGGATGTGAAATTGCTGGCGGTAACAGCAAGAGTAAGATGGACAGTAGTGGGACAACCACTACAATTTATAAAGCGCATTGTGTTCAGTGTGCTTTATAAATTGCGAGTTTATACCAGGTTAGCTCAGTGGTAGAGCAGCGGCTTGATAAGCCGTTGGTCACAAGTTCAAATCTTGTATCTGGTACCAGTCGGGGCTGTTAGTGCTAATGGGAACACATCTGGTTTGCAACCAGAAATTGAGAGTTCGATTCTCTCACGGTCCACCAAGTTCGTTGCTATATACACGAGTATGTAGTATATTAGTTTATGGCGGGTATGATGTAGTGGTAACCTATCTCGTTGCCAACGAGAATTTGCCAGTTCGATTCTGGCTACCCGCTCCAAGTTTTATCCCCTTAGTGTTTAACGGCAGCACGACGGTCTCCAAAACCGCAAGACTAAGTTCGAATCTTAGAGGGGGTGCCAACACAGTTTAACCAAAAAGGTGTCACATGCGCAGTATCAACATAGAAGAAGTAAAGGAATTCATTGAAGCACAAGGTCCCAATACTAGAATCTACATTGGTGGCGACAGCGAACGTTTCTCCGTTGGCGAAGACTGGTACGCTGATTACACCTTGGCCATTGTGGTACACATCAACGGCAACAACGGTTGCAAGATCTTTGGTGAGGTACAGCGTGAACGCGACTGGGACCAAAAGAAAAATAAACCACGTATGCGTCTCATGACGGAAGTGTATAAGATTGCTGAACTGTACTTGAAACTACAGGATGTGTTGGAAGATCGCTTGGTTGAAGTACACCTGGACATCAACCCAGACGAAATGTACGGCAGTTCGTGTGTAGTCAACGAAGCTGTGGGCTATATTCGAGGCATGTGCAATGTTGTGCCTTTTGTCAAGCCACGTGCGTTTGCTGCCAGTTACGCAGCAGATCGTTTGAAAGAAGTCTTAAACGCACAACAAGCAGCATAAGAAATCGCTCCTATAGTATAAAGGTATTACACCTCCTTGGTAAGGCGGAAACATCGGATCGTTACCGGTTAGGAGCACCAACATGGTGGGATGGCAGAGTGGTCCAATGCACGTGACTGCAAATCTCGACAACCGTCGGTTCAAATCCGACTCCCACCTCCACAAATGGTAGATAGCACTGGTGTGCGGCTGAGATTTATAAACTCGGGAGAGCGGTCAGATGGGCTGCAACGGGTAGGTTCGAATCCTACATCTACTACCAAGTATTGCCCTGTTATTATAATGACTATTATGCCTGTTTTGTAATCAGGAGATGGCAGTTTGATTCTGTCACGGGGCACCAAGTACTATATCCGCGTAGCTCAACTGGATAGAGCAACGGTCTACGAAGCCGTAGGTTGGGGGCTCGAATCCCTCCGTGGATACCAATTAATCAATGAACTCTGTGCGAATATATCGCTGCGGATCAAACTTAAACAAGTCCTGCATAGAAATGTCTACGACATGTCCTATTTGAAACTCCAAGGGCAAAGAGTCAACTGTACGGCCATACTTTTCAGCCCATTGTTGAAAGTGTGCAGAGCGATAGATTTCTTCACGACGACGGTTGAGATGTATGCAGTATCCACCGTAGGATCCTTCTCGGCCACGAGCATCTTGGGCTGTGGGATCATCTTCTTCAAAGTAGCTCTGTAGCATACACTTACCTAGAATACTGGCATTGAGAGTCACAGGAGCTCCGTGGGAGAAATCCATGGGTTCGTAGTTGAAGCTTTGATCATAGGAATCAAACGGTAAATAACAGGTCTTAATTATTTCGCCGGTTATGCTGGCAGGGTTGTTTATTATCCAAGTAGGCAAAATCCATTCGCTACTGTTGTTTTGATACTGTAGTTTAGTAGGCGTAGTTACACTTACTTCTAAACAGTGTACAGCTTCGTTAATTTGTCCAATCACGCTGTACCATCGAGCAAAATCCCAATCTGCAGGCGGAACAAAATTTTCATCAAAGGGATTGGGTTCAGTTGACTGTTTATACCACCATTCACAATTGTAAGTAAAAAATCTATGTAGTGTGTTGAGAGTCTGTTGGCTGAAATCAAACTCTGCTGGCAGGTTAAAAGGTATCGCATAGCCTGCATCACGCATTATGTTGACGGAATCTTCAATAATTTTCCATTGCGTTTTGTGATCAACTGTGCTTGGCCCAGGTAGTTTAAACTCATCTGAAAAGAACATGCGATAGTAGTCAGGTTGACGATCAGTCAAAGCCTGAAAAAACTTGAACCATTTTTCAATAGTGGGGTGTTGTTTTAACTGGATCGAAACATGAGTGTTTGGAAAGATTAGTTTTAGTTGCATAAAAGTACTTATAGGAGTAATCTGTGAAACCGATTATATTTGAAAACCCTAGAACACGCGAGCGAGTCGTCTGTGATGACCTACGCAACATCGCTGTTATAGAAGGGGAAGAATACTTGGCTGTGCGTCGCCCAGATCAGCCACGGGTGTTCTTGATAAAAAGATCTGCTGTGGTGCGGGTAAAAACGCCGCATAACTACAAGTGAAATGGACATACTATTCTCACTGTTTTTATTTTTTGCACCTCCCCCACTGCCTGCGGCGCCGTCAAGTGATTGCGACAGCTACATTGTGGGGTTTAGAGGCTTGAACAGAGCATTTGATCAACCGGCATTTGATCAGTATGCGGATCAGCGTAGCAGTTGTAGTCTTGTGTACGATTACACAGAAGCTGATTTGGCCGTACAGTTTGTGGATACAGTGACTGAACCTTACGAGTTGTATGGATACAGTGCCGGTGCTGTGGCTGTTGGTCAAGTGCTACGGCAAGCACGACGACTGCCCAGTTATGTGATTACTGTGGGGGCCTTGGCTTCGGTTGATGTGAATTTTGCCCGATATGGGGTAAGGTTTGACAACTGGTTTGATGAGTCCGGTCGTGGATCACGTTCGCCTGGACGTTATATACCCAGGGTGTCACATGATCGTATACAGGCCTACATCAACAGATTTTATCAATAGAGGTTGACCTGTTGCACAGTATCAGCTATAATAGTTTTTTAGTAAATGCCCTGGTGGCGGAATTGGTAGACGCACCGGATTTAGGTTCCGGCACCGCAAGGCGTGGGAGTTCGAGTCTCCCCTGGGGCACCATGATTTTAAGGGTCGTTAGCTCAGTTGGTACGAGCGTCTCGTTTACACCGAGAATGTCGGCGGTTCGAGCCCGTCACGACCCACCATTTATAGGATTTATAATGTTTCTTAAACTCACAAACGCAGCACCTGACTACAAGGGCATGCCCCTAGCTGTTCGATCTGATATAGTGTTGTCGGTATTTCAAACTACACTAAATCGCGGAACAGAAGATGCACCCTCGCAGGAGTCGGTGACTGTTGTGTACAGCCCGCAGGCTTCTTGGGAAGTGGAAGAAACTGTTGATCAAGTCGTTGAACAATTAAATAAGTTCTAAGTTTTATTCGGAGTGTGGCGCAGTCTGGTAGCGCACCTGGTTTGGGACCAGGGGGTCCAAGGTTCGAATCCTTGTACTCCGACCATGTTTTATTCCCCGATAGCTCAGTTGGTAGATGCGTCTGACTGTTAATCAGAATGTCGCTGGTTCGAGTCCAGCTCGGGGAGCCATTTTGTTGGTCCATAGTGTAATGGTAGCACTACAGATTTTGATTCTGTCAGTCAAGGTTCGAACCCTTGTGGGCCTGCCACGCAATCGGTCTTTCGTTCAACGGATAGGATGCTTGGCTTCGAACCAAGCGATGTGGGTTCGATTCCTGCAAGACCGGCCAAGAGTGTTGTATTTTTACAACACCAGACTTGACCCCAAATACACCGAGTGCTATAATACTTACTTGTTAATCAATGAGGAGTTTATTATGCAAGCTCGCAACTTTATTAACAAGTATAACGCCAGCAACAAGTCTGCGGGCTTTAGCACTTACGACAGTGTCAAAGCAACAGAGAAGTGGCTGGAGTACGCACTAGACGTTATGGACATGCAAGACGCCATGATGCGGTCGTTGGATTTTAACGAGAAGTACATGTTAGCTCAAGCTCTAGTAGTAGCGGAGCGTAAAAAAGCCTACATGTACCGTCACAAAAACTTTGATCTCAAACGTGCGTCAACATTGCTTAGTGCTGTTAAAAACAGTCAAAAACAATTTAATTTTACGGAGTAATAAAATGTTAGTTAAACCTAAAAATATATTTGCTGTATTAGCAAATAAACGGAAAGCGGGCTCGCACCGCAAGAGCAATAAAGCTCTAAGAAAGTTAGCAAGACAATCGGGGTATAACTCAATTGGCTAGAGTAGTCGGCTTTTACCCGACCTATCAGAGTTCAAGTCTCTGTGCCCCGACCATATAAAAACACATTTTTCTGAACGCCAGTCGCTCGCAGTGCAGAGTAGGTCAAGTGTGTTTCTATATGGTGATGTAGCTCAGCGGGTCAGAGCAGGCGATTCATATTCGCAAGGTCGGGGATTCAACTTCCTCCATCACTACCAAGCAATGAACGAAGATATCCGAGCAGTGTTAAATGCACACGGGTTATCTTTACTAACCGCCTAGTGGCGTACCCCTGCCGAAGGAAATCTGGTCGTGGCAGTGAGGATATCTTTGTTCACCATTCAACGGGCAAGTGGCAGAGAGGCCGATTGCGTCAGTCTTGAAAACTGAAGGCCGGAAACGGTCCGTGAGTTCGAATCTCACCTTGCCCTCCATATTGTAGAGAGAGAAAATGTACCGAGTATATTGGACCGCAGCAGACGGTTCCGCACGTAGTGAAGACTATGTAGAAATGGTGGCAGCACTAACGGAAGCCAATCGCTTGCGTAATGAAGGCCGTGCCTATGTTGTTATGGCCAGCGAAAACCCCAACCAAGTGGGTCGGATGGGTGTGGATTCAGTTGAGAATGGGCATCTTCCCAGCGGTGAAGCCTACACTTGGAAGATGCGCAGAACTTAGTTACACCAAGATGTTTTTGCTTCGCCGTAGTATTCTCTAGCAAAACCATTTTGAATCAACATCATTCGTAGGCTTTGTCCATTTAGTAAAACATCACCCAGCACACGGCCACCGTATTTGTCCCAATCCATTAAAACAACTTGACGCTGTTGAGCGGCTGCTATTAATCGTTTGGTAAATTCTGTGGCAGCAGCACCGCGTACAGCTTCTGCAGGGCACTGAGCACGATGTCCTTTTTCGGGTGTATCGACACCAAACACACGGATGCTGAGTTCTTGTTTAAGTGGCGGGGGTAAAAAGGTTGCTTGGAATGCTACTGTATCGCCGTCGATCACTCGTGTGATTACAGCATCATAAGTGACGCCGGCCTTTTGACGTGGTTGTGCTGACACCAGCACAGGTACTAAGCAAAGCAATAATAATAATTTTTTCATTCAAAATCTCCTGTAATGTATTTAACCCGACTAAGCTAACCTGGTGGAAGCGTGTGCCTGAAGAGCACGAGGGCGTGGATCGAAACCACGAGTCGGGACCATGTGTTGTAAAACAGCACAAAGTAGTTGACCAGTAATCACTAGGGTGCTATAATAGCTGTATAGTAAGTAATGCACAAAACGTTCTTTAAAAATTCAACGCAATATTGAAACACATTGCGACGTTGTTCTAGACAGCACCCATAAAGAGAGTAGTGTGTTTCAATATTGTGTTGAATAATGCTCGGTTCGTCTATCGGTTTAGGACACCGCCCTTTCACGGCGGGAAGAGGGGTTCAATTCCCCTACCGAGTACCAAGTTTCGGAGTAGAAGCATCAACGGTGATGCAGTGGATTGTAAATCCGCCGCGCTTGCGCACGCCTGGTTCGATCCCAGGATACTCCACCATATAACATGGTCCTATAGTATATCGGTGAGTATGGCGCCCTGTCACGGCGCAGAGACGGGTTCGATTCCCGTTGGGACCGCCAAATAATTTCTGCTGTTGTTTTTGTTCATAATTACTAGCATGAAATCAATATTGTTTGAAACACAATCAGGAAAACCCTGTGCCACTTGTAGCAAATGCTGCGAAGGGTGGTTGACCGGAAATGCCTACGGGTTTGAATTCAAACCTGGTACACCGTGTAAATTTATTACCGGCAGTGGTTGTGGAATATATGCTGCCAGGCCCGAGGATCCCTGTAAAACTTTTCGGTGCCATTGGAAAACCAATCCCCGTATGCCGGATTGGATGCGACCAGACCTCAGTGGTGTGATTACACTGGTTAGATATTTGGGAACTTATCGATATTTGGTTTTACACAGCACCGGACAGATACCGGATCCTAGAGTTTTAATCTGGGCCGACGAATGGGCCGAATCGGGTGGAAATGTTATTTTTTATTCGTACGATGGTGTAAAGACTTTTAGCAAGAACAACGAGTTCATTGAACTTGTTGCAAAAATGTAGTATCTGAGCAGGGTTCGTATAGTGGTAATACCTCAGCCTTGAGATAAATACAATTATGAAAAACAAATATAATTGGATTGAAGTTCAAAAATATTACGACAACGGGCATACAATTTTAGAAACCGCAGCTAAATTTGGAATGACTAAACAAAACTTATCAAATAGTAAGTTCTTTAAATCAAGACCAAAGTCGGAGCAGAAAAAAATGGCTACGGCAACTAGAATAAAAAATGGTAATTCTGGTCATTCCGAAATAACAAAGAAAAAGTTATCTAAAATAGCCATCGATAGAGGATTCGGTGGAAAGAATTATAGAAAGATTTTTAATTATAAAGGAATCATATTAGAATCATCATATGAGTTAACAGTAGCACAAGAATTAGATAAGCACAATATAAGTTGGAGTCGGCCAAAAAGAATGCCTTGGATAGATATTACCGGTAAAAAAAGACATTATACCCCAGATTTTTATTTGCCAGAATACAATATCTATTTAGATCCTAAAAATAATTATTTGATTTCGAAAGATTTAAACAAAATCATCTTGTGTTCATTACAAAATAATGTTAAAATATATATGTTATCTAAGTTAGAATTAACTTGGGAAAGTATTAAAGTTAAAGCGGGATTAGTTTAATGGTAAAACTACAGATTTCCAATCTGTTGTTATCAGTTCGATTCTGATATTCCGCTCCATTTAGTTTGTTTTGACGCAGGGTAGGGAAGATGGTCATCCCGCTAGGCTCATAACCTGGAGACCGCTGGTTCGAATCCAGCCTCTGCATCAAAGCAAATTAACGTGAGGACACAATGAAAACAGTTATTAGCGAAACAGATGGTTTCAAGACCATATTAGAAGTCAAGACAGTAAAACGACCAGCTGGCTATTCTGAGCTGAAGTTTTCTACTGAATGGGACGGAGCTCGCCGCGACGGTAGCGAACAGGTGCAATATCGTTTATTATTGAGTCCGTTGCAAGTGAAAAATCTCAAGGATCTATTATGAGCAAACTAACTGACACGCTGAAAGCAGCATTGGAAAAGAAAAAAGGTCATCATCACATTGAACCCGACGGTGCACCCGCAGTAGAGAAAAAAGCAAAAAAAACTGGTGCTACTACACCTGTTAAGAAGCCGGCTGCAAAGTCAGCAGGACGCGGCAGATGAAGCCCAGATTATTACAAGCCTATATGCGAACTGCAGAGACATTTGCAGAGCTTAGTCATGCTAGACGCTTGCACGTTGGTGCAATTGTAGTTAAAGACGACCGCATTATTAGCATCGGCTACAACGGTATGCCAGCAGGTTGGGACAACAACTGCGAGTATAAGGAGTACTTCTATTACGGTCACAGTTTTGGAGATTCTGCTGCTGATTATTTTGATCAGACGGACGAAGATGGTAAGAGGTACAGATTAAAGACACGTCCAGAGGTGTTACACGCCGAGTCTAATGCTATTAGCAAGTTGGCTCGCAGCGGTGAATCAGGTGAAGGTGCCACTATGTTTATTACCCATGCACCTTGCATGGAATGCAGTAAATTGATATACCAAAGCGGTATTCGTCGCGTGTATTTTGGGTCGGCTTATAGAGACGAGTCCGGAGTACAGTTTTTGAAGTCATGCGGTATTGCAGTAGAACAAATGGAGCATTGACCGAGAGGCTTAAGGTACTTTCCTGCTAAGAAAGAGTCTGGGCAAAAACCTGGACCGTTGGTTCGAATCCAACATGCTCCGCCATTAATGATCAACTAAAAATATGCAGATTTGGATTTATTTTTTACCCGGAGCCGGTGGCGACGGACTTGCTAATCTATTAGAATACGCCGATAACGCAGAAATAATAGATTCCGATCGGGATCCAAAACGCTGGCGTGTGCATAGATTTGTTGATGACCAACCCAAATTCTATGCCAATCCTGTTGACAACATCAGATGCTTTAGAAACAATCGACCGTTTTTGTCTGCAGAAAATCAACTCAAAGCCAACTATGTTAGGCTGGTGGAAAACAACATACCCACCATTTGTACCTCACACGATGTCACAAAAAAGTATTTGAATGCCAGTGATCAACAACACATACTGAAACACAATCAAATCAGTGTATACCTGTATCATCCTGATTATCGTAGATGTGTGTATCAAGCAGCACTGAAGAATTTGGTTCCCAAATTGCCGCCCATGGATTCCGACGATCATTATCCTGTAAGAGAAAACATTGACATTAAAAGTTTTGACTTTGTGTTGAACATCCAAGAAATACAGTCCGACTGGCTGGTTCTTGATCAATTCTGCAACACAGTTGGATTAAACTTAAATCTCAATCGATATCAAGAGTATTGTAAACTGCAAGCCGGCGACGACGAATGGTATTTCCCTTGCTACAGCAACTTTCGGCCCAAGCGATATCGCAGTACAACAGTCGACGGCAATACCTTTTATACAGAAATATAAACCCTCTGCTTGCTGTCTATAAGTAACAAAAAAGGAACAGCAATGGCACAACGCAATCAAATCAGAGACCCCAACAAGACCAAAACTGGCAAGACCAGACTAGGTGGGTTAACAGTGGCCCAACTCACTGCCATGGTAGAAAAAGAAGGCAAGCGAAAGATTCGGGCAAAGATTCTCAATCGTATTCGTATTGTGACCAGCCGTCCGGATTATGTAGCACCTGTAGTGGTTGCCACAGAGGTCAGCGAGTAAACTCATGCTGACTTGCATTACCCACATAGATGATCCTTTGCTAGTACACTTAAAAGACGATCCTGTTCGACCAGAAATACCTGCTGAATTTAGAGTAGCAGCCAATAGATTTGTTTTGGCCTTGGTCGAGGATCAAGTTCGTGCCATGGTCTGTGTCAGCCTGCAGAATGCAGTACCAGCTGTGGTTGAGGATCTTGGTTCAACTGATACAGATGTTGATACTGCTATTTTTTACACTATTTGGAGTTATGCGCCTGGCGCCGGAACTGAATTGTTGTTGTCGGCAGTGGACGACATACGTCGACAGTATCCTGAAATAAAAAGATTTGTAACACTCAGTCCCAAGACTGAAATGGCACGTAGATTTCACATCAAAAATGGTGCTGTTGTTTTTAGAGAAAACACAGACACCGTAAATTATGAGTACCTGATCAGCACTGAGTAAATATTTTCACGCCCCTATAGTATAACGGCTATTACAGTTGACTTGTAATCATCAAATCCCAGTTCGATTCCGGGTGGGGGCACCAACAATTTATGACAATACTATACAGCAACGGTTGTAGTTTTACTGACTGGCGATATATTCCTAGAGAACAACGCTATCCCATTATTATAGGTGAACGCCAGGGATGGTCGGTACACGATCGCGGTTTGCCTGGGTCCTGCAACAGCAGAATCATACGCACTACCATAAGAGATTGTTGTGAATTAATCAAAAACAATGAACCCATTGTTGCCTTAATTCAGTTGAGTTTTTTAAGTCGTTACGAATATGCCGGTACTCCAACCTCAGGCAATCGATGGAAATACGAAAACGGTGATTTGTTTGAGAGTATTTCTCCCGGAAAAATACATGATTCGGACTCAGAAGTAGTTAACAGTTGGATTAAATCAACTTTGTTGTTACACAATGATCGAGCTGCTTACCTACAGCTATTTGCCAGCCTTATCGGATTGACAGGATTTTTTCGCCAGCACAACATACGCTACTACATCTTTAATGGGCCAGCACAGAACAACATTTTTGAACCTACGGATCTATATCAGTATTTGAAACAAGATCCCGGTGTGTTGGATCTGCAGACTTTTAACATGCTGGACCTAACAGGACGTCAACTGCATCCAGATACCGAGGGTATGATTGCAATAGCTGATTACTTTTGCAACTTATTGAATCAACGCTGATTCATTAGGGCAATGGCTTCTCGCTTGAGACCTTGGCGTGCTAAAATACCAGCTGCTCTTGCTACAGCAAGCTCTTCAAATAAATTCCAGATTGCAGTTAAAATTTTCACGATTATTCCCATCCTCTTGTGCGTACAATCTGACCAACACGGTATTCTTCTAGGCGTTGCATGTAGTTGACGATTGCAGTTAAAATAGTTTTCATAGTATTAGTCCTCGGTTTTGATGTGTTTCAAACTGTCGTTGTAAGTGTTCTACGTCGGCAGCAGACTTGGGCTGTTTCGAACTAACATAACGATCCAAGCGTGTGTGGTAATCTTGTTTTGGGAACATTTCGGCTAGTTTTTCTAGCATATTGATGATTGACATTGTGTGTCTTTCCTTGTATAATATAGTATGACTCATGGTTTCTACTAATACTATTTACCATGCAACGCAATAAACTCAGTATTTCTACTGAGACTTTGGAGAAATAAAATGCGTGTAGATGTATGTTCAGATTTACATTTGGAATTTGCAGACCTGACTTTGCCTGGCGGCGATGTCCTAATCATTTCAGGAGATGCTTGCGAAGCTCGCTACTTAAAAAAGAGTGACTACTCGCCAGATTCGGTACAATTTGCCTGGGAAGATCCACGCAAGAAAACTGGTCGTTACTACAGATTTTTTGAAGAAGAGTGTGTCAAGTATCGGAAAACCATCATGGTCATGGGTAACCACGAGCATTACGGCGGACAGTTTGAAAAGACATATGATCTCATACAGGAAAACCTACCAGCGCACGTACAGTTGATGGAAAAAGAAACTGCAGAAATTGACGGTGTGTTGTTTGTGGCAGCTACCCTTTGGACTGACTGCAACGGTGCCGATAGTTTGACCATGTATCATCTCAAATCGGGCATGAACGATTATCGTATTATCACAATGAAGAACGGCGAGATCTATCATAAACTCACACCCCAGCGCACGTTTGAAGAGCATATTCGTACTAAAGAATACATCGAACAAGTGTTGCGTAATAATCGAGAACGTGCTACTCCGCTGCCGGTTGTGGTAGTTACACACCATGCGCCCAGCAAGCTCAGTATCAAGCCGCGTTACGAAAACGATACCTTAATGAATGGCGGCTACAGTAGTGATCTCAGCGAGATCATGTTGGACCATCCCGAAATTCGTGTTTGGACACATGGGCACACGCATGACGAGTTCAAGTACACCATTGGTGAAACCACTGTGCTTTGCAACCCACGGGGCTACGCAGGATATGAACCACGTGCCGATTCTTGGACCACTAAAGGCTTTGATATTGGTCAGGATGGTACAGTTGTTTTCGACCCAGATTGGACCGACAACTAGTTGACAACCTAGTCGTTTGTGTGTATAATACATTACCATCAACTAACAAGGAATCAAAATGGCTCGACTCACTAGCGAACTGGCAGCAGCCGCAGTTGGCAACAAATACGATTTAGTGTTGATTGCTTCGCGACGAGTACGCGAACTCCGACGTGGCTGGCATCCTAAAGTGGTCTGCAACAACGATCTTCCGGTCACTGCCCTGCGTGAAATTGAAGCCGGCTTGATTGGGCGCGACTACTTGCTGAAGCCACGCACACTAGATCGTCGAGAACGGCCGCCTGAGGACGAGGCTAAGTAAAGTATCTCGGAGATGGTTGTATGATCCAGCATTTGAAAGAAAACAACATGACATATTTTCAGCATTTATTTTTTGCGCTGAAAATAGCAGGAAGCTTGGTGATACATGCTGTTCTGCCTTGGTTTTTCAAAACTTATGCCAGTGATCATTTATGTAATCGTAATCAACTCAAGGAGTAACAATGAAGATTTTAATTATATTGGCAATACTAGCAGTGGCATATTTGGTGTATCGTGCTGTCACAGTTGAAGCTGTAATTGAATTACCAGCCGAAGCGTCAGAACCCGAAGCTGCGCCTGTGGTTAAAACCATGAGCGATTCAGTCAAAGCAGCAATTGCTATCAGTATCACTGCTGCCGCTGTTGTTGCTGTGGCATTTTTGATGTAAAGAATTGTTGTATGAAGTGAAGAGAAAAGTGTTTTGGACGGGGGTGCAAATCCCCCCACCTCCACCTAAGTATATTGTGTAGTATATTTAGGTGGGGGTGTACTCAGTATTCGACAGGGCAAAGAGTATCAGAATGGACAACACGAGACAGAGACTCGCTAAAAGTAAACAACCATAAATGCAAACGATAGCATTTTTGGAGAAGAACGCCTAGCAGCGTGATCACTCCCGGGGTAGGAAATACCTTGTAATCAAAACCACCTGATAGGGTCACTTTTATAGTGGCCCTTTTTTTGTGGTTATAAATATCCCAACATTACACAGGAGAGACAGGTGTTATACCAAGGTACATTTAACGATCCTCACATGGAAGTCGACGGCGTTGTAAAAAGAGTATCTTATCAATATTGGGCACAACAAACCTTGAGTGCTGAAGAGTTTGAAAAATTTAAACAGGCAAAGCATAGACAAGATCTCATGTGGAACGAAATGAGGTCTCGCGGACTTGTAGAACTGTCATCAAATTCAGATGGCACAGCCAATGACGTTACACTCAAAAGCATAGTGTTGCACGATCCTGAATATGTAAAATACATGCGACAGATGCTGCGGGATCCGGCTGTGACTTGGCCCGGGCCCGGTATCAAACCAATTTATTAAATCCCTATATATAAAAAATATCTGCGATTTTGGGTGTTTTTCCTTCAAAATAGTTGACATTCAGCTAGATCTTGCTATATAATTACTTGTCAGTTAAAAACTCTGTCAAATCCCTAAAGGAGAAGTTATGAAACTTAATAAACTATCGGCTGCGGTATTGGCCACAATGGCACTGGGCACTACTGCTCAAGCTCAATCGTCTGTGACACTGTATGGTCTCATCGACGGCGGCCTACGCTACCAATCAGTCAGCCTGGCCAACAGTGATGCCGTCACCAATATTGGTGGTGCTTATGGCGTACAGTCCGGCAACAGATTCGGCATTCGCGGCGTTGAAGATCTCGGCAACGGTAACCGTGCAATGTTTCAATTGGAAAACGGGTTCGACCTTGGCAACGGTACTAGCCAACAAGGCGGCCGTATGTTTGGTCGTGCAGCATGGTTTGGTCTTGAGAACAAAGGCTGGGGCGATGTTCGCCTGGGTCGTATGACCAACTTGGCCAGTGATTGGTTAGTAGGCGGTGTAGATCCATTTGCAGCCGGCTTTGGTCAGTTGAATATGGGCCATGCTTTTACATCCGGTAACACCTTGCGCTTAGACAATACCTTAATGTATCGTTCACCTGTTATGAGCGGTGTTCAAGCTGGTTTGGGATATTCGTTTGCCACTGGCTTGGCCTCTAATGGTGGCACAACAGGCTACGGGTTTGAGACATCAAACAACACACGTCAAATCACAGCTGGTTTGAAGTATGCTGCAGGTCCAGTTTATGCTGCCGCTTCTTATGACAAGGCCTATGCTGCCGAGTCATCGGCACAAAACGGACAGTCAGTTAACAACTGGAGCTTGGGTGCTTCTTATGATCTGAAAGTTGTGAAATTGGCAGCTGGTTACGGACAGACACGTGACGGCTTCTGGGCCGGGTCAGGTGCAGGTGGCACAGGTGCATCACTGGCAACAGGTCCAAACGGCAATACCAGTGCGTTGGTATTTGCTCCTGGTGTTGGCTACAACAGCTACATTGTTGGTGCTACTGTTCCTGTTAATGCTGTGAGCCGTGTCATGGTTTCTTGGACAATGATTGCTCCCAACACCAACATGAAAGATGCTTACAACGCACAGAACCAAACGTCATACAACTTGGGTTACACATATGACTTCACCAAGCGTACAAACCTGTATGCTTACGTTGGTCAAAGTGTAAACTACGCCACTGTCGATACTGCCAAGAGCACTGTGGTCGGTGTTGGTATGCGTCACCAGTTCTGATCTAAAGGATAACAATGAAAGCATTATTGGCAATTCTGTTATCCTCTATCGCTGCCCTGGCCAGTGCTCAAAGCACTCCAGGGTATGTGACAGACAGTTCAGGCAAAGTTGTAAAGACCGGAAGTGACTTGTGTTTGCGTACAAGTTCGTGGACCTCAGCTTCGGCTGTAGAAGGCTGCGATCCTGTTGCAAAACCCCGAGCACCTGTTGTTACAGTAATTGATGCAGGCGTGCTGTTTACGTTTGATAGTAGTGTGTTGACCAAGGCAGGACAAGAAGCTTTAAATGCTTTGGTCAAACAGATCAAACCTGGCAACACTGTCAGCATTGTTGGACACACTGATCGAATTGGTGCTGCCAAGTACAATCAATCACTTAGCGATGCTCGCGCACGTTCAGTGGCTGCTTACTTGAGTTCCAAGGTCAAGGCCAACTACGCTGTCAACGGTGTCGGTTCAACTCGTCCATCGGGCAAGACAGCACAGTGTACTGGTGCAGTCAATCAGAAATTAATTGATTGCTTGGCACCAGACCGTCGTGTGGTGATCACCATTCTGTAAACGTACACTAATTAGCGTACACCTTAATCCCGCTTCGGCGGGATTTTCTTTGTGTGTATATAACTTATATTCCATTAACAGTAAATATAATGCAGGTAAAAAATAACAGGAGCGTTTACAATGAGAACCGTGCTGACAGCATTGCTGGCACTAACGGTCGTAGGCGGCAGTACACAAGCCAGCGAGTTAGTGCATCAGTTTGCAAGCCCAGCCTTCAGTGGCCAGGGCTACTCGGCACATGTGTTGACCATAGAACAACTAGAAGCACAGCGTCGACAAAAACTCAAAGACGAAAAACAATCAGCCATAGACAAGGCCGAGCGTGATGCCAAGAACACCACCTTGGCCAAGTTTATTGTAAACTTAGAGTCAAGAATCTATGCTCAACTCAGCAAGCAGTTGGCCGACAACATGTTTGGTGAATCTGACAAGACCACTGGCACTTTGGATTTTCAAGGCAGCAGTATTACCTGGTTCAAGAATGGCAGTTCGGTGACACTGACCATTATAGACACCAATGGCAGTAGAACAGAAATCACCGTACCGATCTCGAGTTTTGCGTTCTAGTATGCGTATCTTAGCCCCTCTCTTACTTGCCTTGACCCTGGGCGGGTGTGCTCATATACACATGGAGGCTGCCAAAGAAGAGCCTGTGGAAATTAAGCCACGTGTGAATCTCATTGAAAAGATTCCGCCCTTGGATGGCCCTGTAATTACTGTGGCAGTGTATGGGTTTGCTGACAAGACCGGACAACTAAAGCCCAATGACAAGTTGGCTGTGTTTAGCAAGGCTGTAACGCAAGGTGCCGAAGTATTCTTGATCAAGAGTTTGAAAGATGTACCTGGTTGGTTTCGTGTGGTTGAACGTGTAGGATTAGATAATCTAATCAAGGAACGGCAGTTGATCAGAAACCAACGTGAAGTTTACGAAGGCAAAGATGCCAAGCCACTAAAGCCCATGATAGTGGCTGGACTCATAATAGAAGGTGGCATCATTGGTTATGATAGCAACATAAGATCTGGCGGCAACGGTGCTAGAATTCTGGGAATTGGCGGAAGCCAGCAGTATCGGGTTGATGAGGTAGTAGTGAGCATAAGACTCATATCTGTCAACTCAGGGGAAGTGCTGATCAGCAACAGCATCTCCAAAACAATATACAGTACAGCTCATACCTTGGGCGCACTGAAATTCTTTGACTCGGCTACCATGAGCGTGGAATTGGAAAACGGTGCAACCTTGAATGAGCCCACAACTTATGCAGTACGTGTGGCCATTGAGCAGGCTGTGTATGAAATGATCATGAGCGGAGAACGTTCGGGTCTATGGCGGTTCAAAAAATAATAATAATAAAAGGAGCACAAAATGCTTAAACGTTTAGGAATCATGACAGTCATGGCTGCCCTGTTTTGGGGTTCAGGAGTTCAGGCCAACGATGTTTACATTGAACAGGTAGGCGATGGTGCCACTGTGACCATAACACAAGATGGAAGTAGTAATCGTATAGGCACCAGTAACACACCGTCTATTTTCAAAGGTGATGCCAACTTGGTAACTATTGATCAGATTGGCAGCTCAAATGAGTTAGACATTGTGATCAACGGCACTGCTGTCACTGCAATTGTAACTACCAATGGCAGCAACAATATACAGACCATAAACTGCGGAACTGCTAACACAGCCAGCTGCGGAAGTTCGTTTATCAAACAACAAGTTGATGGTGACAACAACACAGTGACACAAAACTTGGTGGCAGCGTCGACACAGCACAGTGAGATCTTGATAACTGGTGACTATAACACAGTGACTCATACTACATCAGGATCTGGTGCACATTCTGGAATCATAACTGTCACGGGTGGTATAGCACTTGGCGGTAATACCATTAGCTTAACACAAGGCGGAACCAATGCACAACAAGCAACTATTACGTCAACTGGTAACAGCAACTCTATTACTGTCAATCAGTCCAACTAGTTGGGCAGCACCAGTAGGACGAGTCACCGAACAGACTGGTCCTACTGAAATTGTTAGAAATAAAAAAAGTGTCGCTAGTTCAGTAGACACCCCTGTTGAAATGCAGGATACAGTGACCACTGCCAAGAGCCGTGTGACC